GTTCAAGCGGAAACAAATTTCCGGTTTATGACCCGTGAATTTCACTATTGGAAGGAAATACAAGATGTATTTCAGCCAACGCGGCAAGAATACGTTGTATTTTACCATCCATTATATGTCGAGGCCGTCAAGCGCCTCCCGTATATCGAATACTGGCTTGACGACTTCATCGAGAAGGGAGGCAAAAAGCATTGGGGGACGTGCCCATTTACACAAGAGACGATTACCTGACAACAACAAAGCCGTTTGAATATCTCTATGCCCACAAGGACAACAAATTCGAGTTAAAGCAACTTCTGGGAGTTATGTCCGCTCAAGCGCAAACTGTAGGGATACGCAATCTGGCCGCGCTATTTAAGGCATACATAGAGACTGTCAGTGGAACAACCACCCCAGGATTCAACCGGACGGATTTCACCGGCCAGGAACTGGAGCTTGACTGTGGAAGCTGGAACGCCTCAGACACCGGGATTTACGGAACCGACAAACTGGGCTTTGAGATCGTGGCTTGCTATCACCCCATTATGCCAATACAGCGGCTGGTTAACGTGGACACCAAAGTTCACAAGGTCATGTTAGCCTACCGGCTCGGGAAACGCTGGGAGACGGTCATCGAGGACCGTAGCGTGGTTTCTGACAGCCGTTCCGTTATCAGCCTTTCTAAATATGGCATCATGGTCAACAGCGAGACGAGCAAAGCCCTAGTCCGCTATTTAGCAGACGTGGAACAACTCAACTACGACCTGATCCCGGAGGTCACCAGTGTGGGACGTCTGGGCTGGATCGACGGATACGGATTTTCGCCCTACGAGGAAAACCTGGTATTTGACGGAGAAGAGACATTCAGAACACGGTTTGAAAGCATTCAGGAGAAAGGCAGCCGTCAGGCATGGCTTAACTGTGTACGGGCTGTCAGGGCTGGGAAAACGCCCGGAAACGTGGTTGCCCGCATTGTTCTGGCAGCGTCGTTCGCCTCCGTGCTGGTGAAGCCATGCAACTGCCTCCCGTTTTTCGTCCACCTGTGGGGCGGCTCAGAAACGGGTAAGAGTTTAAGTCTCGTCCTCGCTGCCAGTGTATGGGCGAACCCGGAGATCGGCGTTTACATCCAGACGTTCAATGCCACGGAAGTCGGCAAGGAGCTGGGCGCTGCGTTCTGCAACTCTCTCCCTCTCATCATTGATGAGCTCCAGCTTGTCAAGGACAATCGTAAGGACTTCGACAAGATGATCTACCAGTTGTCTGAGGGTGTGGGGCGGACACGAGGACAGAAACAGGGCGGCCTTCAGAAAACACCTACTTGGCGGAACTGCATTATCACAACAGGAGAGTTCCCCATTATTTCAGCCAACAGCGGTGAGGGTGCAGTCAACCGAACAATTGAAGTGGACTGCCATGACACAAAGCTTTTTGATGAGCCCAAAAAAACCGCAACAGAGCTCTATTCCAACTACGGTTTTGCAGGGAAAGAGTTTGTTGAACATCTGATGGAAGAAGGCTCTCAGGAATGCGTTCAAAAGCTCCAGGAAGCCATGCAGGATGCATTGAAGACCAATGACACCATGGACAAGCAGACGGCCTCTGCTGCGCTTATATTGGCCGCCGATAAGTTAGCGGAGGAATGGATCTTCCGGGACGGGATTCTCCTTCGACCGGAGGACATTTCTAAATACCTCGTCTCAAAGGAGACCGTCAATCAGAACGCCCGGGCCATGCAATACCTGTACGATTTCATCAACATCAACCAAGCCCGATTCACGCCCGAAGCGGATACCCGCCAGGGCGAGATATGGGGAGACTTGGACAACGATTATGCCTATATTATCCGGTCCAAGTTTGATCAAATCCTCCAGGATGAGGGTTACAACGCCTCCGCTTTCCTGGGTTGGGCGAAAAATACAGGTAACATCATCTGTGGGAAGGACGGCCGTCCAACAATTGTAAAGCGGATAAATGGACGGCCTTGTAGGCTTGTTTGCTTGAAACTGCAAGAAAACGAGAACAATTTTGACGAATATGAAGACTCGCTGCTTCCATAGAAGCGTTACCCGTTACCGCTGTTACCGCATTTTCAGTATGTTTTATAAAATAAAAAAATTGTGTACGCAATATTTTTTGTTTTCCAAGAGGTAAAAAGTGCGGTAACACGGTAACAAAACCGTGCATCCGTTGTGGGAGTATAGGCGGAGGCGTTACCGCATAATGGTAACAAGCGGTTTCGGCGGTTACAAAAGGAGGAAACTATGTTCTTTGATTATGAGGAACAGGCAAAGAATCATGAGCCTGTCCCTGAAGAGCTTTCTATGTTTGACGAGTGTGGATATCGGATTTTGTCTGATATTTATGTGCTCTATCAAAGAGGGTCAATCACCAAAGAACAGGCGATTGATAAAAAGAGAAAGCTCAAAGCTCGTGCGTTGAAAGAAATCCAACTAGATAATTTCCGCGACAACACCGCCTATGAACGGGAAAAAATTTTACGGTTGTCAGAGCAGGCACGTATTAAGGCGCGAAAAGAGCCTACACAGGAAAATTGCCTTGCATTGATCGATACCATTGATGGAATTCTGAAAAACGAACTTCAACAGAACGTGATTCTTTCAGAGCACGGCGCCAACTGCCCTTGCTGCGGGAAGTTCTTCAATCAAGAGCACGCAACCAGAAAGCCGCGGTTCTGTGAAGATTGCGGAGCGATGCTGGTGTGGTGATATGGGCGAACTTGAACAATATCTAGTCCCCATCCGACGGTATTCGGCCAACCCCTGCATGGATTGCTGCTTCCCGATCAGCCAGTGTCCATGGCTGCGTGAGGAAAAGCCAGTACCGGGCTGGACGGCCAAGAAGCGGACGTTTGTTGTTGGGAGAAACCTGGGCGGCGTAAAGCATTGGGTGACTACATACGCCATCGAGAGCTGCCCCAATTTTAAATAAAACTATAGAAGGAACGACTATGGAATATATTTTATCCCTATCTTACGGAAAAGATAGTCTCGCGTGTTTTGGGGCGTGTGAAATCCTTGGTTGGCCCATTGACAGGGTTGTAACAGCAGAGGTTTGGGCCACCGATACCCTCCCCGCCGACCTTCCGCCGATGGTGGAGTTTAAGGACCACGCAGACCGGATCATCAAGGAGCGGTGGGGGATTGAGGTGGAGCATATCAGATGCAGGAACACTTACCAGGATATGTTTTACCGTCGAAAGAGCATAAGAGCAAAACGGAATCCAGGGAAAATCAGAGGATGGCCCATGAGAGGCGGACCTGGCGGCGCATGGTGTCAGGGGGATGTAAAGATGCCCGCACTTCGGAAAATAAAGAAACACGGGGATGTTATATACTTGGGTATCGCCAGCGACGAACCGAACCGATTTCACAGCCTGTCCGACACTAAGAAAAGTCCTCTTGTAGAAGTCGGGTGGACGGAAGAAGATTGCCGGAAATGGTGCGAGAAAAATGACTTGCTTTCCCCGATTTACACCACGGCAACGCGAGGTGGGTGTTGGTGTTGCCACAATCAGAGTGTAGGACAGCTCAGGCTTCTTCGGAAGAGCTACCCGGATTTGTGGGCGCTGATGCTCAAATGGGACAGCGACAGCCCGGTGACATTTCACACAAACGGCCACACCGTCCACGACTTTGACAGGCGCTTCCAGATGGAGGACGATGGGCTGATCTACCAAGACGATAAAATTTCCCGATGGTCAATGCTAAATGAGGAGCTGAACTATAGATGGTTTTGAGCGACGAAAAACGCGCCCTGCTGGGCGGAAAAGAGGCGGCGAAGCTATGAGGGTATTGGTAGCGTGTGAGGAATCGCAGGAGGTCTGCAAGGCGTTCCGGGCGCTGGGGCACGAGGCGTACAGCTGTGATTTGGAGCCGTGCAGCGGAGGCCATCCTGAGTGGCACATCCAATGTGACGCGTTGGAGATGCTGAAAATGCAGTGGGACATGATTCTGGCGTTTCCGCCTTGTACATATCTGTCGAACGCCGGAGCAAAACACCTGTTCAAGGGGGGCGTTCTCAATCAGGAGCGCTATCGGACAGGGCTTGAGGCAAAAGCATTTTTCTTGAGGTTTCTGAATGCCGACTGCCCGCACATCTGTGTGGAGAACCCAGTATCCAGCAAGATTTATGAAATGCCGCCGCACACCCAGGAGGTCCAGCCGTGGATGTTCGGACACCCGGTTCAGAAAAAGACCCGCCTGTGGTTGAAAGGACTTCCTCCTTTGGAGCCAACTAACATTGTTGACCCGAAATGCAGCTGTCACGAAGCTGGAACATGGTTCATGCGAGGTGGGAAAGACCGACAGAAGAATCGGGCCAAGACCTTTCCAGGCATAGCTCAGGCAATGGCAGAACAATGGGGAGGAATTTGTAATGGATGACGTCAAATTAGCCATGCTCGGAAATAAAGATGCTGCGAAGCGGCTGACGGAGGCGGGGGTGCTGGTGCCATGTCCTATGTGCAGAGGACAGGCAAGGGTGCGGAACGAACGTTACTATCAGCCAAATGTCCGCAGAAATGTGATCTGCATGAAATGTTTTACGAACAGCGGATGGTATAAGACGGAACACGAAGCCCGCCTCGCCTGGAACACCCGCGCACCGATTCTGAGTGCGGAGGAAATTCAAAAATTGGAGGAGAACACATGAAATCTGCAAGGATTTACACCAATGACCTGAACCGGCTAATTGCGGCTACCAAGTCTTTTGTGAGTGATAGTGATCATCGACCCTGCAACCAGTACATCAAATTGGAGTTTCATGCGGCAGACAATCAGGTCGTGGCAATGGCCGTTGACGGATATCGGATGTCTGTAGAACATTCCGTTATCAGTGATTGCGACGAGGACTTTGTGGCGTTCATTAAGAGCAATACCAAACTCCGCAATAAGCAGTATGCAACCATCTCTCTGACCGAGGATGGGAAAGAGGCTGTAATCCGGTGCGGTGGGTTCTCGTTCGGATATATCCAGCCGCAGGACAGCGGATTTGAATGGGAAAAGGCAATCCCAACCAGCGAGGTAAAGTATCGAATTGGCTTCAATGGGAATTACCTTCTGTCTGCATTGCAAGCGGCGAAAGTCTCTGCTGACGGCAGTTTTAGGCAACCGGTCATTTTAGAATTTCGCAGCAATATTGAGCCGATTCTTCTCCGTACCAATAAGGAGGACATTAAGATGGTTCTTCCTGTTCGTATCAAGGAAGATTGAGCGGAGGAGATGAAGATGCTGGAGGGGATGGAATGAAGATCGGAGAGCATTTTGACATCGGAGAACCAGCTTTGCAAATCAGAACAGACGAGGATGGAAACACTGTAGCCTCTGCAATGAGAAAGGCATTTGTCCTCTGGAAAGAAGATGTTGACAACTACATCATGGACGAGATCATCAAGATGTGCAAGGAGAATGGAATTACAGACCTGTATGCGCTGAACCGGGATTTCATCCTGTCGGCCATCAGGGAGAAGATGGAAAGGGAGGCCCAACTATGAAACTGGAAGAAGCGATAGTCTATTTTGAGTCGTTGCTGAAACGTTTTGAAGAAATGCGCGAGACCGAAACATCCTACTGGGGAAAGGTACACACTGAAACAACCATAGAGGCTATACGTACTGCCCTCGCCGCCCTCCGCCCTGTCAGCCGGGAGCGGGTGGAGAAGGTGTTTCCGGGGTGTCCTTATTGCAAGCCAGATTCTGAGGGATATGTGCAAAAATTTGGGGCATACAGCATCCTGAACGGGGAATTGAAAACAGGGCACTGTAAGCCACAGAAAATCAGTTTTTGCCCGCATTGTTTCCGCCCGCTGACGGAAGAGGCCGTGGAGATGGTGATGGAGAAAATTAACAATATGGAGGAAATAACAAATGAGCATTGACTGCAGATATTTTACCAACGGGACGAAAACCGCATACACATTGAAGCATACTGATACTGGGATGGTTGAGGAATTTGAAAAATTCGAGGAAATCCCGGTAGGAGTTCGAGAGCATTTTAAGCGGTTGACTACGCCGAAGTTCTGTGGCCCTGACCTCTCTACCATTCTTGGGCTAAACAGTGTATTTTACCCTGATTGGCCGAAAGCGTGTGGACACCCTGACTATCAGGGGAAACGGTGTATAGCTGAATCCTGTAAGTATGCAGACGAAGCGGGAGGATGGGAAAAGTGCCTGTATTTACAGAGTGGAAAAGGGGCGCTGAACGATGCGGATTGAGCGCAAGCGCTATGTGGTCATGCGGAAAAACAGAACAGAGGTCTGGTGCGGTCTAGCAAAGCATTTTAGTTTTCGTCCCATATCGGAAATAAGAGACGTTTCCGTAAAGACATATCGTTCTGAGGCGCAGGCTAGAAGCGGCTGTTCTTCGTGGGACAAAGACTTTGAAGTCGTTCCGGTAATCGAGATGATTGCGACTGAGGAGGCGCTGAAAGATGGAAGAGTTTGATTGCAAGAAGTGCCTGCACGAAAAGGTATGTGCGCTGTGGGCGAGCCGAGAATCGCAGAACGCAAGCTGTTTCTGTACGGATGGGTGTGATTACTTCACGCCCACCCTCACCCCGCCGAACGAGCCGCTGACGCTGGAGGAACTGCGGGAGATGGACGAGCCTGTGTGGGTTGCCTGCAAACCCATCGAGGGCGGGAACGGGTACTGGTGTCTGTGCCAGCATGGGCATATCATCACACCTGCAGGTAGCATTTACAATGTAAAGGAAATCCCGCATTGGGTGTTTTACCGCCGCCCGCCGGAAGGAGAAGCTGATGCTTGAGGTATGCCCTATCACACTTAAAGAGGCCAATGCCTTTGTAGAGCAGCACCACCGCCACCACAAGCCGGCCACGGGGCATAAATTCTCCATTGGCTGTACTGATGGCGAGAAAATCGTGGGAGTTGCAATTGTAGGCCGTCCAGTGAGCCGATATTTGGACGACGGGTGGACGCTGGAGGTCAACCGTCTCTGTACCGATGGAACACATAACGCTTGCAGTATGCTCTATGCCGCAGCTTGGCGGGCAGCCCGGGCGATGGGCTACCACAAACTGATTACCTATATACTGGACAGCGAGAGCGGGACAAGCCTTAAAGCCGCCGGGTGGAAATGCGTGGGACAGGCCGGAGGTCTGCGTTGGACAGGAAAGCGCAGGCCGGAGGTAGATTTATGCCCGGCGCAGATGAAAATCAAATTTGAGATTGATGACGGGAAGCGCCCGCCGGAGGGAGAGGAGGACGCATGAAACCGACTTGTATTACTTGCAAAGCTGATTGCCATAACGCCGGGACAACCTCCAAAATTGTGGATTGCTCACAGTACAAACCGGGGCGAGTTTTGACCAACGCAGACCGCATCCGGGCCATGAGCGACGAGGAGTTGGCGAGCATTTTCCTCAGAGCCGACTTTTGTAAGTGTTGTGAGCATGAAAAAGGCGGAGTATGCAATTTCATCTGTGCTTATCCAAACATTCCGATTTATGAAGGGTGCAAACAGGCAGCATTGGCGTGGATGAAGCAGCCAGTGGAGGTGGACACCTGATGGACTACGAAAAGCTTGTGGCTGAATTAAGAGATTGGTTGCCACCAGAAGATGGCGTACAGATTAACGGAGATGGAGAGATTACATATCCGATTTGGTGCGGTCATTTGACACCTGGAGATTTTGGCAAGACCGTCTTTTTGACCCGTGAGGAGGCCGAGGCCGCACTACGGAGGGAGCAGGATGGTTGATTGGGCAGTCATTAGGAGACTTGGGCTTTCCTTCCCTGGATGGTTCATCAACGCCCAGGGGGAGTTTATCGCCCACCAAAAGGCAAATGTGTATTTCAATATCAGCACTTGCAAGAGCGAACTGGATGTAAAGTGCAAGGTGTTGGAGTGGTTTTCCCGCGCGGCTTGTAAGTCCACGCCGTTTCGCCGTGCAGTAGATAATACAGCCCTTCATATTTTCTTCCTGAATGGTATAAATCAATATCTTGACACTAGGTTCAGTGTGGAGGATATGCGAGAGATTTACACTTATCTCGGGAACGCTTGCAACCATAAAAAGACCATCCAATTTATAGTGAGCGGCTATGATATAGCCATATTGGAGGGACAGGAATGAAGGAGTACATCGAGAGGGCGGTTGCTGTCAAGAAATTTGAGAACTATCGCCGTGATTGCGAAGAAGAAAACGACGAAAGAGCGGCACAGATTTTTGAGGACTGCATATCCGAGCTTATGGCTATCCCCGCCGCTGACGTTGCGGAGGTGAGGCACGGGAGATGGAATCCAGAAATCCATCATACATATATTCCAGTTGAATATGACCAGAATGGGGATCCTATTCTCCATGAATACACATCATTTCGTTGTAGCTTATGCGGAAGAGAGGAGCCAAAAGAAGAACCATATTGTCATTGTGGTGCCCGCATGGGCAAGGAGGCCGACCATGAAGTTTCGGAGTAAGACGGGCGAAGTCGCACTTACCATTGAACAGGCATTAGCGCAGTTTTGCGATAGCAAAGAAGATTGCGACTATTGCGAGATTCGGGAACCCGTGCAGCAATACGCAGGGACAAAGAGGCCGTGTCATGAATACGTAAGAGCCAACCCTCACGAAGCCGCTCGCCTGATGGGCTATGAGGTGGTGGAGGATGATTGTGACCAGTCGCAAATAAGTTGCAATCAGGTTGCAAATAAGTCGCAAAAGGAGGAGGCCAACATGGACAAGCCGAGAATTTGCGAGGTGCTTGGGGTTGAACCAGAAGAAAAGTTTGAAATTAGAGGAAACACGTTAGGGCGATTTCGTATCAATAAATATGGGACATTCCAGATTGAAATATCAAATGACTGCTGGGGAGTCTCCACTGTGGAATGTCTTAACAATCTCATAAATCATCCAGAAAACATCGCCCGCAAGCCACGCTGGACGGAGCAGGAGGTGGAGAGGGCAAAGGCGATCAAAGTTTTGCTCCCGGAGATCAATGCAATAAAATACGATGGTGCATGGACGCAGTGCCTGGAAATTGTAGACGGCACATATTTTCAGAGAGAAGTAATCACCAGACATCTGTTCCCGTCTGTTGAAAAGGGTCAGGTATATACCCTTGACGAGATCATCGGAGTCCTGCAAACAAAAGTCAATAGAAAAAACGAAAAAAGTCCCGCAAAGTTTACGAGACCGAAAATGGGCATAACAAAACAGGCTGGAGAAAAATCACATCGCCAGCCGGGATGAAATTGTCGGCGGATTTAGTTCTGCACGGTATCCTGCCGCTCGTCGAATGCCTCAAGACACTCTTTCACGCGGGCGTAGTAGATGCGCAGGAACTTGTTCTGAGCGGCGGTCATATAGACAAAGTACGGCTTGCCCTCGGCGCGTTTTTTATCGAGGAACTGGTACACCGGCTCATCCGCGGGAGACCTTTTCAGGTATGTACAGACGATCTGGTACAGCGTTTTCCGCAGATGTGGAGAGCCTCGCTTGGTCGTAGGGACGCTCTTGGCGCTGTGCTTGCCGGACTGGTCTACGGCCGGATCAACGCCGGCAAATCCAACGATGGAACTGCGGCGTGGGAAACGGCGCACATCGCCGATCTCCGCCATGAGCTGGGCAGCGGTCGTTTCACCGACGCCGTACATGGCCCGCACGGTATCGTACTCCGGCAACTGCTTTGCAAGGCGCGTCATCTCGGTGCGCAGTGCGGCCAGCGTCGTCTTGCCTGCGAGCAGCTGCTGGGCAGCGGTCGTAATGAGCAGCTTTGTGTTGTCATTCTTCGGCAGCGTGGTGAAATGGCCGCAGCTTCCGGCGTAGAGGTCTAATGCTTTCTCTGTGCTGAAATGGTAGCCCTTGCGTTTGCACCATTTCTGGTAGCGATCGGTGAATGCCTTCTCGCTGACACGGCAGATGCAGTCACAGTGCCAGAAGGTCATGACAAAGTCCACCCATTTTTGGTGGCCGTCGGCGCGCTCCGGGCTGGAGAACAGTTCGTTCACACCGGGAAAGGACTTGTCGGTCAATGAAATGAGATTGTTTTGCAGCGATACCACCGTTTTCATGTAGAGGTTGTACTGGCGGCTGCACAGCTTCAGTTGTTGTCTTACCGTGTCCATGGGAGTATATTCCCGCAGCTCCACCCAGTTGTCAAGGCCATACTTGGCGATCTTCATGGCGTCTGCCTTGTCGGTTTTGACCTTGCGGATAGAGCCGCCTCCGCTCTGCTTGATGAATAACGGATTGAGGACGCAGACATAAATGCCGTACTCGTGCAGCGCCGCCGCTATCGGCTCATGGTAGCGTCCGGTGGCCTCCATGATGACGCGGGTATCTTCCCCCAGCGCAACGATGGCGTAGGCCATCTGCTCCAGACCGACCTCGGTGTGGAGAAATTCCTGTGGCAGCAACGCCACTTCACCCATTGGCCGCAGGGCAGCCACCATGCTTTTCCCTTTGGAAACATCGATTCCAACTGCGTTCATATCGTTCCTCCTTCTGATTGGATATGGCTTTCCGCCCTTTTCTCATTGCCTGTTCAATCTCCTGGTTGACGCGAGCGCACAAGGTGGCTCTACCTGCGTAAATCGAATGCTGCGAATAAGAGAGGCGGCTGACGGACTCCGATGCGGGCGTGTTGGCCCAAGGTGCGTACTGACAGGCCATTTACTCTCCCATTCTAACAGCTTCGGCTTTGAGATGGAAAAAGACGCGGCTGGCTGCCGCGCCTTAAACCGTAATTATTATTGTAGGAGGTGTGATCGCGGTCAGCGCGATAGAGTTTTTCCTGGGCTGGCGGAGTCTGCGGCATCGGAAGGATCTCCGGGGGCTGTTTGCCGGGCACGTGGTTGCCATGCTGCTGGGATTTTTCTTCTTGATTCGCAGTCTGTTTGCCAACTGGCTGGGGCTCTCTCTGGGTTCCCTGCTGGGCGGGACAGCAGTTGTTGAGGTGATCTTCGGCTATCAGGGAATTGGAAATCTGGCGGTTACTGCGATCACAGCATTGGACTATCCGTTAATTCAAGGATTTGTCCTTTGGATCGCTCTCATCTATATGGTGATCAATCTGATCGTGGATATTTCGTATGAGTTTCTTGATCCGCGGATCAGAAGGAAGGCGAGGTAAACATGAAGAAGCAGAACATATTTTTGAAAAACAAAAAGTTTACCGTGTAT